ATATAAAGTAAAGATCGCTGAATACTGACTTGTTATTTAATAATTTGGGCTAAATAACAATATGGCATCAGGAGGTTTGATCAACAACCCGAATAATCGGGCGAATATAAGCAGAGACGGGAAATCTTCGACATATGATCGAAGCATGTCCTCCTACCTGAAAAGTCGGTTGCCCTACAATTACAACGTCTTGGACACGGATGAGTCTAAGAATACGAAATATAAATATTTCCAAAAGGTGGGAATGCGTAGACCAGAAGCGATTGCCAAGAACTCGGTAACGCTCAATAACGACTTCAACAACACGGCGTTCTCTTCGATTGAACGGGATAAAAGTTTCTCGGATATAATGTACGCCACCGCGTCCGAGGATAAGCCCGGAAGAATGCGGGATTATCGGACCATGGCGGCGTTTTCCGAGATTTCAGATGCGTTGGATGAAATATGTGACGAGTCTATAAACCCGGACGAGAACGATGATATATGTATTTTAAAGTTTAAAAACACCGATCTGGATAGTGATAAAAAAGGAGAGATTCAAACAGAGTTTCAAAAATACATGGAGCATTTTGACCTCCATAACAACGGGTGGCAATACATTCGCCAGCTTTTAATCGAAGGAGAATTATACTTTGAGCAGATAATCCATGAGAATTATGTGAAAGAAGGGGTGCTGGGAGTTATCAATGTCCCGTCAGATCTCATCGATCCGGTGTATGGGAATATCCAGAACATGTTGGTTAAAGGGTTCTTATATCAAAAACCAATATTTGATAAAAACGACCCTCGAAAAGTTGAAAAGTATGAACCGATTCCTTACGAAGAGAATCAAGTAGTCTACATCAACAACGCCTGTTACAACGAAACCAAGGAGTTTATCGTCCCGTTTATTGAAAACGCCCGTAGAGCATACCGCCAACTGAGCATGATTGAGGATGCGGTAGTTATTCATAGAATGGTCCACGCCCCTCTTCGATTTGTATTTAACGTAGACGTGGGAACACTTCCAGTTCCTAAAGCGGAAGCATATCTTCGAAAATTACAGACCCAATATTGGTCTTCCAAGACTTTTGACGCCGAACAAGGCGATATTGTTAAAAAATACAGTCCCCAATCCACGTTGGACTCTTATTGGTTTGCGAAACGCCAAGGACAGGAAGCTACAACCGTTCAAGAAATAGGTGGAGCGACTTCCTTGGATGAATTAGCAGATTTGCATTTCTTTATTAAAAAGCTGTATCGGTCCTTGAAAGTTCCGTCTTCCAGACTGGACCCGGAAGACTCTTTCCGAGATGGAACGGATATTCTTCGCGAGGAGCTTAAGTTCGCTAACATGGTGAGACGCCAGCAACAGAAGTTTGCGTCTGGGCTTAAGAGAGGATTTATAACCCACTTGAAACTGCGTGAAATGTTCAAGGAGTGGGATTTAACCGAGCAGAATATAAACGTTCTATTTAACCCCCCTACCAATTTCTACGATCTTCGTAACAACCAAAAGCTGGATCTGAAGATCAACATGTTCAATAACATGATCAGCACTCAGAAGATTTCCACTACAATGGCTATGAAAAAAGCTCTAGATTGGAAGGATAAAGATATCTTAGCTAATCGGGAATTGCTTCGTAAAGACGCAGAATTGGAGTTTGAAATAGCTCAAATCATGGCTTTGGGTCCAGATTGGAAATCCATCCTAATTAAACAGGCGGATGCCGGGACGGAGCCTCAAAACATGGGAGGTGGTCTAGGAGGAATGGGCGGGGGGTCTTCTATGCCTCCTGACTTTGGAGGTGGTCCTGCCAGTATAGACGCCCCAGAATTACCGCCCAACGCGGGTACTCCCCCTACCCCGGAAATAGTACCAGAAGAACCTACCGCGTAATATTTAATAGTAAATGAGAAGGCAGCTCGGTCCAATGTATCAACGATGGGTGTTGAAACTCTAAGCTGGTGCCTTTCATTTCATTGAGTTTTCCGGGTATAACTTGAAGATTTCCATGATGGTGAAATCCTCCTTTAGTTAGAGGTAAAATATGGTCAACGTGGTAGTATATGTTGACACACTTGGATAACCGATATCTCATTTTATGGAAAACTTCTTCTATGTTTTTGTTGTGATCAGCGTGACAGCAATATGATATTCTAGCCTTTCTAGTCATTGCCCATTGCGAGCATTTATGTGGGTTATTTTTCTTATATAAAAAACTTTTAAGTTTTTCTTTTTCTGGGTATTTTTTACGATATTTTTTATTTATAAGTCGTATATTATCCTTATTGGTTTTTCTATAATTTGAAAAGTATTCATCGCTCCTATCTTTATTATTCGTTCTCCACTGTTTTTTTATTATTTTACCACACTCTATACAGTATGATTGTAACCTATCTTTGGTTTTTTTATGAGCTGTAAACATATTAAAAGGTTTGCTTTCTTTACACCTATTGCATGTTTTATACATAAAAGTATTTAGTATCGAAAGACCAGATTGGAAGTACTAAATAAAGACTAAATCTGCCCCTCAAGCCCCTATGGTTCCCGAGGAGCAACCAGTTTAACTAAATACTAATATCATGGGAGTACCTTATATATATTCGGCCAACGGTAATCAATACACCAATATCAATGAGTGTAGAACCTACAATCTGTCTTTAACAACCGCCCTATCCTCTCTTCGTAATGAGATATGTTCGGAAGTTATTTTGATCAATAAGACTGGAACTTCTATAAACGTTTTTGATAACGGGTACTCGGCAGCATCCGCCGCTCTTTTACTGGATAACAATGAATCAATCGTATTGAGAGGAATAACAACCACCGCACAAGTGTCCGCGAAAGCGTTATCTGGTTCAGGTGTTCTATATTACCGGACCCAGAGCTATAGCAATACCCCTGCAAGTCTATAATTATGAAAAAGTACGGGATGTTATACCACGTAGAGACAACCTCCGTGTTGTCTCTAGTAGGGGAAACAACGTCCGGGGGAAGCGTTACTCCCCCCGTAGTAGCCTTCAACCCATTAGATTATTCGCCCGCATTATGGTTGGATGGGTCTGCATCATCAACGATGTTTAACCAACTGGTAGGAGGGTCGGTGGTGTCGGCAGGAGGGGACGTTTATAGGTGGGAAGATAAGAGCGGAACGGGAAATCATGCTCTCGCTTCTGACGGGGTATATCCTACAAGGCAGGTAAACCAGCAAAACGGGTTGGATAGTGTTCGGTTTACTGCCAACTATGCAAACTTTAAAGGAACCGCTACTGGATTTCCTGTAAGTAATTCTCCACGGACTACAGTGGTGGTTTCCACCCGAACTACTAGTACTGGAAATCAGATAACGTTTTCTTATGGAAATTCTGGAGAAAAAACCCCATGGCTTCATTACATCGAAGCCGCTAATAATAGAGGAGGGTTAAACAGAGCGGACGCCACGTCGCTTCTAGGCCCGCACTTGTCCGCAGTTCCCATGATGACCATTCTTAGAGAAACGGATACCCCGTCCAGACTAATAACCGGACGAACAAACACAACGGTATTAGCCCCGAACCTTTCGGTTCAATCTAATACCGTTCTAGAAGCATTTGGATACCAAGTAGCAAACTGGCGGAACTTTGGTAGCTATCAGTTTAAAGGCCAAGTACACGAAATTATGGTTTTCCCATCCGCTTTATCAGACGCTACCATCCTTTCAATGGAAAACTACTTAATAGCTAAGTGGGGAATCGTCATCTAATTTAATAATATGTCCAATCTCTGTTCCCTGACCCCGATTTCCGCGTTCATGTCCACCAATCTATCCAATAAGATAGATTGTTATCAGGAATTCGGGCAGCGCATTTTACGCATGTTGGGAAGTCCTGTAATTACAGTAGAGCTTCACCCTGATCAGTTATATGACGCCATATCAATGTCGTGTGAATTCTTTACAAAGTACGCGGGATATACGAAAGAATATCTGATTTTCAACAGCAGTTTATACGAACGGGACAAAGGAATACGCTTAGACCACTTGTTCACCGTCGCTAACACTGGATTTACCCTATCCCAGAAACTTGCCGAACCTACAATCGCCAATGCGGATTCTAATATAGTTCTAAGAGAAAATCTATATATATCGCTGTCTCTTATACCAAATACCTACTTCTTATCCTCTTCCGCCTTAAGCGGTTCCATACCTTCTACAGGTATTCCCGCCATGCAGGTAGTGGAGGAATCCACATACGCGCAATTGACGGCTTTTTCTCCAGAGTTATCCTCCTTATTCCAGCTTTCTCCCAAACAATCGTTTAGTATACAATGCGTAGATCAACCAGAAGCCGTAAAATATAACAACATGTTTGATTACGACGTGATGGAATATAGAAAGGTCATGGACGTGGTGGACTTTGTAGAAGGAAGTTCTTCCGGAATCAATCAATTGTTTAGCATGGAACAAACGATGGCACAGCAAACATACTACAGCTATGCCATGGGAAACTTCGGGTTCGACCTGCTTTCTTGGCACACTGTCAAGGATTGGCAAGATACCCGGGAAAAGCTGTTAGCGATTAAACGGGACGTTCATTTTGATGAGCGAACCCAATATCTCCGACTGATTCCCCAGCCCAAAGACTCTCACTTCTATGGCATTCTAGAATGTTATGTTGAAAGACCCTTAAAGGATTTAATTAAAGAAAAATGGGTATTGGAATACGCGGTGGCGTTATCTAAGATAATGTGGGGACGAATCCTTACAAAAGTGACCGGGACCACGCTGATTGGGGGAGGAACTATAAATGGTGATGCCGTTCTTCAGGAAGGTAGCACAGATAAAAAAGAACTGGAAGAACGCCTAATATCCGGTGGGTTTGGCGATTTTGAGCCGATCCAGTTTTTCTGCGCTTGAGGTGGTTCGTAAACAACATTATCGGTGTAATAGCTCCATACGTGTAAATAGTAGTATGGATAAAAAATACTACCTGCTGTTAAAACAACATAGTATAACAGGATTAAAATATCTATGTTTTCACTATGGAACTTATAAGTCCTGCTTTATATATAAGGGGTCTGGTTCTTATTGGCGGTCACATTTAAGAAAACACCAAGGAGACGTTGTAACAGTTATATTAGAGAGTAAAGAAACTAGGGAAGAGCTGGCGTTAGAAGGTATACGGTATTCTAACTTATGGGACATAGTTAAGTCGAAACAATTTGCCAACTTAATAATAGAAGATGCTAAAACTACTGCCGAACCGTTGTTACGTCCCGAAGTAAGAATAAAGGCCAGAGCTAACCTAAAGAAGAGAATTGTCTCTTACGGGTTGACAGAGAAGGAAATAAACACTAAAAAAAGGGCTATATCTATTATGCATTCCCCGGAGAACAGAGCAAAAGCTAGAAAATCGATAAATCGTAGATATGAGACGAACGACTTAACAGAAAAACAGCTAGCGCGAGGAGAAAACAGAAAGGCGCGAATAAAGCAAAGTGGGTTTACAGAAGCAGAGGTCGCCTACCATAATACGATATCAGCAAGACAAAAAGGAAAATCTATGAATGAGCGTCTTCAAAACGAGTCGTGGGTTCATCCATCAAAGGGAAAATCGGCAACTGAAATATATGGGGATAATTACGTCCACCCGAGACAAGGTGTAAAAATGGAGGACGTCCACGGTTTAAATTATATAGACCCAAAGTCAATACCGTTTAAACTTATAATAAACTCCTCTAAGGCGTTGGTTTTCAAATCTGAAAGAGACTTCATAACACAAACCAAACTAACCTCCCCCATGTTATGTAAACTTCGTAAAAATAAAACCCATATTATAAAACGACAATCCAACTCGTTACACTCCTTTGACAACGGAGACCGCATTGAATACATCCCCCTAACGATTGACCAATATAAAAACAGAGTTTGAGAAGTTGACAAATATTCCTCTCGAAGCTAAATAAGAGGGAATGAAATTGTTTGGCGAAAAGGTTATCCATACCTCGACTAACTCTTCTTTAAACATTTTACAAATTGAAAATTATACCGAAATTTTCTTCGATGTCTTTGAGATAGAGCTTAACAAGAAAAAATATCCAGTGGAAAAAGTTTCCGAATATAACGGAAATCCAGTGGTATCGATTCCTGTAGTAGTTGAGGGAGTAAAAAAAGACTATCCATTTGTATTGACGAAGGGAAAGCGAGAACTTCTATTCAACCCTAAAAATACCATGGAAGGTTTGGAAACCGCCATAGCGTCAGTTCCGATCATTGAAGAAGAAGTCGTAGACACAGACGGCCCGAATGTTTTCGAAGTCCTCGAAAAGAACGCGGAAATCCTTAACCAGATTAAAGAAGCTAAACGGGACGCGGAACTTAGTGCTAAACGCCTACAACAGCAAAAGATCAACGAGTATTCTTTAAAAACCAAAGAACGGGAAAAACTTTTAACCGAAACACTGAGAGACGCCAAAGCGCACTTGGTAAATGAGTTTTTAGGAATATCGGAAAAACTCAAACGAGAGATATTGGATACCTCTTCCAACCAATGGGAGGAACTACAGAAAACCGTAAACAATAGGATAGAGTTTCTTTCCGATGGGCTATACGACTCCGTAAACGAGGACTTCCAAAACGCCACAGCAGAACTGGACATCGCTGTACGCAAGCTGGTACAGGAACTTCATACCTCTTCAGTCCTCCCAAAATTGGATAAAGGGCTACAGGACATAGCCACTGATATAGTGGAAAAGGTTGGTGCCATCGAAAGCAATCTTGATAAAAAGCTCGAAACTAAAGCGGATATATCCTTAATAGAAGAAGTAGCGCAGGGGTTGGACGCGATTCGCGTCTCCAATGTGGAGCTTAATAACGCGGTCAACAAGGGAGTGAACAAAGCCCTTAGCAGAGTTGGAAACGTTAAACTTCAGGTTGACCAGATCAAGGAAGAACTTACAGAGTCCGTCAACGATAAAATCAGGGATAGTGTGAATATTCTCACCGACTACTTTGATAATAAGGTTGTGGAAGTGGAGGAAAAAACCGCAAGCATCTCGGAAGACGAGAGAAAATACTTTTTAGATCTGATCAATAATTCCCGCCAGAGTCTTTTATCCGAGATACAACAGATAAAGACGGAAGCGCCCGTTGAGTATATTATAGAGTCGAAAAAAGGAACGCCAGAAAAAGTTGACTTGGGTTCTTTAAAAGCCGAATATGATAAGATAATCTCCGATAAGTTCGCAAACGCAGTCGTGGATTTGAGAAAATACGTTGCAGTATACGCGTCTGGTGGGGGAACTAACGCCACCCAGTACCAAGACGGGGGTATAATGTACGGCCCCCTCACAGTCCCGTCTCTTTCTTCAGAATTAGTTATAACTGGGGATTTAAAGACTCTTAATTCTGGGATAGTCAACCGAACCTCTAACAACGCGGTCTCTTCGATTGACATAATCGGTAAAAGATCTTTATTTTTTACTAGAAACCCGTCTGGATACGTGACAAATATGACAGACGGAGTAAATACTTGGACATACTCCCGAGATAATAATAACAACGTGATCGCATGGTCGGTCGTATAATAACATGGAACCCGCTTTACTACTAGACCCCGTAACCATCACCAATACTACAGGAGAAAATATAAACCCTTCTTCTGAAGAGTCGATTTTATTACTCCGGAGAATACTTAGAGTTCTTGAGTCTAACTCAATTGTAGATAACAAGCAGCGACAAAGAGTAACCGTCGAGGCCATTGGGAATTCTTCCGCTTCCGCCTCAACCGAAATAGCGGCAACTCTTCCGGTCACGGTAGCCAGCGCGGTTGGTACTACCGGAAGCACCGTCCAAAACGGGAGTCCGACAATAGGGACTCCCGTATACCAAGCTGTATGGGAGGGTCCAGTAGATCAACGATGGCGCATTATTGACGCGGCTCGTACCGCATTTGCAGTAGGAGTTCGCCCAAACCTAGTTTTCACCTAATATTATGGCACTAACAAACAATATAAAACCACAAGTCGATCTCCCAGTCTGGGAATGGCTTAGATTCGCTCCAGTTATATCCGCTGCGGCGAGCTGTACTTGCTTAGACGAATCAAGTGGAGGACGGTACATGTACTATCTGACAGATACCAACCTATTCTATAAATATGACACTGTTATGGATTGTTGGATGGCCCTCCAGTCTCCCAACATCGCAGCTCTAAACGTTTCGACGATGAGATATTCCTACCACGGAGGAACCCGGGGACGAGTAATAGCAACTAGTGCCAACACCGTCACCATACCCGGGTTGAACGCAGGTAGTATAATAGGCAAGACCATTCGTATTACTGAAGGAACCGGAGTAGGTCAAGAACGAACTATTTTATCCGCTACTTCTCCAGATATAGTAGAATACGGAGTAGTTTCAACCGGGGCCGCCGCATCTATCCAAGATTTACAGACAGCAGCATCTACTAAAAGATGGAAAATCAACCAATGGAGAGGGTATCAGTGTCGAATTGTTGCATCAACAGGTCAGTCACAACTTCGTAAAATAATTTATAACGACGCTAACACTTTGTTTTTCAACAACCCTGACCTCCAAGGACATGAACATTGGACAAATACCGGATTTTCTTCAATCACTCCATATGCGGTTCCTGCCGCTGGATCTCATTATTATATTGAAAAGGTAGTAGCCACTGTAAGTATAGATTGGAAGACTGTTCCAGACGCCACGTCCAAATTTTTAATAAAAACGGGAGCGGTTTGGTTGATGTCGGGGCGCACTGCTGCCAACGGCGTAATTAGCGTACAATATTATAGTGTTGCGGAAAACACTTGGTTTACTAAAACGTGTCCCGGTGGAATGATAACTGCCGCCACCGCAGGGCTAGTAGGTGATCTATCTTTAGAGCGTTGTGGAGAAAGTGGAGGGGTATTTGAAACCGGAACGTGCGACAATTCAAGCGGAAGCAGAACCATGGTTGACTTATCCAAATCATGGACTCGCGACCAATGGGTAGGATTTTCCATTGAAGTTATTAATTCTACTACCGAAGAACGACAGGAGTCTACTGTTATTGGAAACACAGAGACTACATTGTATATAGACGACACTCAATGGGAAACCACCCCCACCTCTAATTATACATACACAATTACCGGAAATAGAAGCAATATATGGGTGACTGGTCATAATAGTGCGTCGATTTATAAATATCTCATCGATCAAGACTTATGGGCGGATTCGTGGCATTACGATAACGGAGTATCCTGTAATATGAGTTTGAGGTATGGAAAACAACTTCCATATAGTTATACGGCAACTATGAATACCGCTGCTATCAACTCTGTAGCATCCTCCCCAACCAATGGAGGATCTGGGTATAAAGTAGGGGATATATCTAGTATCAACGAAGCGACTGGAGGCAAGGTTCGTGTGACCGCAGTAAGTTCTACTGGAGTAGTAACCGCATTGGAGCTTTATGCTTGTGGAACCGCTGGAACTTATACCACAGGAATTGGAAAAGCTACTACAGCGGTATTACCATCTTCTGGAGGTGGAACTGGACTTACCGTAAACATAACCGCAGTAGGACGAGCTGCTCGGGTAACTACAGCTACCGCCCATAATTTAAAAGTTGGAGACGTAGTAGCTGCCAAGGGGTCGTCTATTGCAGCTTGGAACACCGATCTTACAGTAGGCTATTGTGACTCTGTTACAGCTTTTGATATAACTAACCTGCCAGATATAAACGCCCCGACAGTAGAAGCGTTAAACTCCACGGCGTTATTAGTAGACGCGTCTAAAAACTGGACAGTTAATGAACACGCTGGAAAAATAGTCCATATTTATGCTACTAGTACTAGTGGTATTATTCCGACTTCTCAAACGGTTAAAATACAGTCTAACACAGCAAGAACACTTTCTTTTGTATCGGTGATCACCTCCGCTGCCGTAACAGGCACATCCCGGTATTTAATTAAAGATCAGCGAGCCTTTGGATCAGATTTCCAAGACAAGATTTCCAACCGTAGTAATATAGGTTGGGCTGTTAGTGCCGGATCATCTACCACCACACTATCTACTAATAATCGAGTTTGGATACCTAATCAATGGGCCGGGTATAAACTTCGAGTCTTGTGTGGAACCGGGTATGACAAAGGAGAAGTCGCGATTACGGCAAACGATGAAACCACTCTTTCATCTGCCGCGTGGGGATTTACTCCCAACGGAACCACCAAATATGAGATAATGGATTCTTTTGGAATTGCCACTGGAACATTGGCTGCTACTACGTTGGCAGACTCGACTAAAAACTGGGGGATCAATCAGTGGGCGGGTAAACCTTTAAGAATAGTCGCAGGCGCACAACAAACACAAGAAGTAATTATAGCTTCAAACACCGCGACCACACTAACATTTGCAACCTTGGCGGGAGCGACGACTGCGACTACTTGCTATTCTATACTTGGTGCGCCAGTACGAGCTATAGGGCACCAAATTATTTGGAATTCTGGACAAAGTGGACCCGACAAAGGAAAGTATTTATATGTTCCTCGCGGAGGAACTTCTACTACTGTAGGAAATATAGTCATTGACCGTTACGATATAAACACCAACAGATGGGATTATTGTTTATACCTACCTCCGGATGGCCAGCAACAGACCCTTGGAACGTATTGGGCATATGATAATCACGACATTATATATTACCATGTAGGAGGAAGAACATACTCTATAAACTTAAGTACTAAAGAAGTTAATGGCAGTGGACAAATCCCATATGGTCACGGGACAGCTATCCAAGGAAACCGTATGGAGGTGTTGGAAACTATAGATGGTCTTAAATTCTTATATATTATGAGACACGCTGGATCGGAGTTTTGGAGAACCTTATTAATTTAAATTATGGACAAACAACCATATCCCTTTGATAACCAAACGAGTTACAACAAAGTTGAAAACGCGGTTGACAACGTTACCAGAATTATATACAGCGATTCGTCTAAAAGCGAGGTATTATCGGTTATCCAATCTTCTGTAACCCTTTTGTCTGTTATTGAAACATTTAACAACGGGGAGGCTACCGTGCTAACAATACAACGAAACGTAGTATGATAAGTCAACATATTAAAGAACATTTAATCTTAGGTGTTCCCCTAAGATTTGATGGAGGGGAAGATTATTTACCATTATCAGGCGGAAATCTAACAGGTCCGTTATCAAGTAATAGTACAGCACAATTCACAGCGCTTACAAGTGCTAGTGTTTCAGCGGCAACATACCTAGGACTTCCCGCCAATCCATCATCAGTTACCATGGTGATATTGTCGGCTAACACCGACGCAACGACGACTACTTATGTAAATGCTGGACAATCCGCAACATTAGCGGCGGGTACTTATGAGTATGAAGTTCATCTAGCGGGACTAACCGCTAGTACTACTTCGGGGGTTCAAGGAGCGGTGACTATATCAGGGAACAACGACACAATGCACGCTGGTACCCTGTTTAAAGCCTCTAATATAAGCGTAAACGGGGGAAGCATAGCTTCTAACTGTACGATTCGGAGCGGTTCGGCAACCTTACAACACGCAGTATCCATTAATTCAGATGCTCCTAATAAAGCTTGCACCTGTTATACCCGTGGTATATTTACATTATCAACGGCAACAACCTTTTATATAAGCGTTTCCAATCGGGTCAATACAGCGGCAACGGCGATGGTCAACGGGGTATCTTACCGTATAGTTTCGGCGGGTACCACGGTTTTCACGGACTTCGGAGCGGCTAATAACAATGTAGGTACCATATTTACAAAATCCGGTGGAGCTGGAACGGGAACAGGAACCGTCAACGATATGACCAATCCTAGTTCCGTAGTCGCGGGTAGCTTTATGAAGTTTACGAAGTATTGATTCATTAGTCGTTATATGTCTCTTCCTCTTAAACGAAATAGACGATTTCACCAAGGATATTTCAGACCGATGAATCCTGAAAAGTATATTGGAAAAGACGTTCCGATATACAGGTCAGGCATTGAATGTAAGTTCTTTCGTTTCTGTGACGGTAATCCTAATGTTTTAAAGTGGTCTTCAGAAAACGTTAAAATCCCTTATTGGGACGAAGTTACCTGCAAACAACGAACATATTATGTTGATAACTTCGTTAAAATACGAGAAGGAAACATTGTAAAGAGTTACCTAGTTGAATTGAAGGATTATAAGGAAACCCGAAAGCCAGATCCGGGTAGTAAGAAAAAGAAAGGGTCTTTGTTATTTGAACAGTTCCGATGGGTTACTAATAACTGTAAGTGGAGGAGTGCGGTAGCTTTCGCAAAGAACCATAAGTGTGAATTTTTATTGCTGGCGCACACGGAAAAGCAAGGTTTCTTTCCGATAAAGCTGGATTTTTTATTATCATAACTAAATATAGACATGGCCCTCAAGTTAAAATTGATGTATAACGACCCGGACAACTTCAACGGGATTGAAATAGTTGAAGAACAGAGTAACCTAGGGTCTGGGAACAGTTTATATATCCAAGGACCATACACCGGGACTGCCTTGAATAAGAATAAGCGGGTATATCCAAAAGACGAATTAGACCGGGATATTGCACGTTATCTTATGGAGATGGTAGAGCCTAAAAGGGCTATGGGAGAGCTGAATCATTCGCAATGTATAACAGATTCAGCGTCAATACTCTGTGAAGACGGGTGGAAAAACGTGGTGGACGTTGGAGAAGATGAGATAATTTATTCGTTAAACCCGGATACCCGGGTAATGGAATCTCATAAAATATCTAGAAAAATTACTTTACCTTATAAAGGAGTAATGTATAGGGTTAAGGGTAGAAATATCAACACTTTAGTTACTCCAACTCATAGGTTCCCTTTGTTTAGTAGGTATGGAAGATTTGAGCTGGTTGAAATTGAAAGTATCTACCACAATAGAAAGAAATATAATAAACATTATATACCAAAAACGGCAGTTTTTATATCAGATAACGAGGATGAATACTTTACTCTAAACGGATACCCAAGTGTGTTGAAACGAGGCAATTATAACATTGACCCTTCATCGTCTAGTAAAATCCCAATGTCAACGTTTGTCAAGTTTTTAGGTATTTGGTTGGCGGAAGGACACACTTCAGGGAAAACCACAGTAGCGATAACACAGAAAAAAGAAAGCGTTAAGACCCAAATAAGAGCATTATTAAAAGAGTTTCCAGCGGAAATGGAGTGGAAAGAGTACACTAACGATGACCAAGCGACAACTTTCGCGTTATTGGATTATAGGCTTAATAGATATCTTAAAGAAAACTTCGGAACCCTATGTTATAATAAGAAAATCTTCAAGCCCTTTAAAAATCTCCACCCTGAGTTATTGACTGAGCTGTTATACTATTTCAATTTAGGAGATGGGAGATTTAATACCGTAACACAAGGCGAACACGCATATTCTATAAAAAACGTTTTCACCACTTCCCCTCAATTGATATTGGATTTGAATGAGATTTTAGTTAAGAGTGGAGGCTGTGGTAATATATTAGAATACAACGCCACTTCAGACGTTATGATACGTGGACGGGTGGTTAAACATGAAAATACCGTACCGTTATATCATTTAAATCTGGCCAAAACGGAAAATGTTTGGCTAGATGATCGATTTTTAACCATTGAACCGGAGTATTACGAAGGAGACGTATATTGTGTCACGGTAGAACATGGCAACTTCTATTGTATGGATAATGGTAAATCCCATTGGACTGGTAACTGTGCGGAAGTCAATCCTGAAAGAGCATGTCATTTGGTCACACAACTTACAGAAGATAATGGAGTGTGGTATGGAAAGTCCAAGATTTTAAGTGGAGAAGGTCTTCCTTGTGGAAATCTGGTTAAAGGTCTTATCAACAACGGAGTAGCTTTGGGTATTTCGACTAGAAGCTTGGGAACATTGGAGGAAAGTTCGGGTCATATGACCGTTAAAAACCTTCATATCGTTGCGTTTGACTGTGTTGCCGATCCATCATACCCCAAAGCGTTCGTCAATGGTATATTAGAGAGCAGGGAATGGACCGTCAACGACGATGGTGTATATGAGCCAATCTATGAGGATTTCGCGAAAGCTCTCCGAAACATCCCTAAAAAGGAAGCGGATACCTATCTTCGGGAGCAGATTATAAAGTTTGTAAACGCATTAGGATAAATAAGTGTATGGCGTCTAAAAAGGTCAATAAGATTATCACTCCACGGGAGGAAGACGAACAGTCTATTATAAAAAGTATGAAAAAGAACAACGGAAGTGTAAAATTCAAAGGGCCGAGTGTGAAGCAGCGCAAACCGTTTCCCCCTCCTGTCAAGGAACACGCCCCTAAAAAAGGTAAAGGATCGTATAATAGACGGGGGCTTACTGAGTCTCGGGACATCATAAAGTTCATTGACCATATCATATCCTCGGACTATGCCACCGCCTCCAAGTATCTTAATCGGGTTGTTGAACAAAAAATGGCGAAAATGATTCAACAAGAACTAAATACGCCGCTTTTTACTAAATAAATACATGTCAATTAGAAATCTATTCACGGAAGATGTTAAAAAGATTCTGACCGAAGATTCCCTCACCGCTATCGAAGAAGCATTTGATGGACGAGTTACTCTTCAGGTGGAAAACGCCCTTCAAGAGCAGGATAGCCTGTACGCGGAGAAGCTGAAAACCTTAATTACCAGCATTGACAAGGATCATACCAAAAAAATGAAACGCATCATGGAAGCAGTCGATAAGAAAGACACTTCCAAATTGGCGAAAGTTATCAAGTTGTATGACCGCGAGTTCTCTAAAGACGGTAAAAACTTCAAGAAACAACTAGTAGAGTCCGTGAGTGCTTATCTAGACGAGTTTCTAAAAGAAGCCGTGAACAAGGATGACATCGCACAAGCCGTAAAAAACAAAACCGCCTATGCCGTTTTAGACAACCTTCGCAATGTTCTCGCAGTTGACTCCGTTATGATGAAAGAGTCCGTTAAGGAAGCTGTTCTGGACGGAAAATCCAAATTGGATAAACTGGTTCTGGAAAACAAAGAACTGAAACAACAGTTCAAAGCTCTCTACGAAGAAAACCAAAAGACGGAAGTCGCAATGTTCCTTGAGAGCAAAACCGCGAAACTTCCAGAGTCCAAGAAAAACTTTATCCGTAAAACGCTGGCTGACAAGTCCTTGAAGTTCATTCAAGAAAACTACGACTACACCATCCGTTTATACGATAAGCAAGAGAAAAACAAGCTCTCTACCCTTAAGGAAGAAGCTATAAACAACCGTTCTACAAAGCCTGATGTGGTTCCTCCACAAAAAGTTGTAACAGAACAGGTAAATAATGATGAACCTACAGATATGTATGTTCAAGAACTTTCCAGATCTTGGTCAGCCAAGAAGTAAAAAATTCACCAAGTGCCATGAGGCTTTAATAGCCTGAACAATATTAAGAAAGAAAATAATATAATTATGAATAAAATTCCTCAAGAAGATTCTCGTACAGACCGTATCGTGAAGAAATGGGCAAAAGTTTTGGACTATGCTAGTGACTCTGTTCCTGCTATCCGTAACGAACATGTCTATCGTTCAACTGCCGTGCTGTTAGAGAACCAAGAGAAATGGTGTATCGAAGAAACAAACGGTGCTTCTAGTGGTGGTATTTTCGGTGCTGGCGTATCTAGTGGTAGTTATACCTCTCAGATGACAAACTCCGATGGCTATGCCGCTGGTGACTCCCGTCTGCCCAAGATCCTCATTCCAAT